CTGAATCAAAGGTAGGTTATCCTCAAACTTAGGAATAGAACTAATAGCATTAAAGAAAGTAGTAATAGATCTTGGATTAACTCTTTGAGTTACCAACTCCGGATGCATCAACATGAAGTTAATACATCTACCATCTATGTTTGCTTTCTCAGCCCACTTAGCCCATACATCAGAATCATACTTTAACTCAACTGAGATAAATCTAGTCTTCTGAGCAACATCAAGACTGGTAACATTATAGTCACCATTGTCTGGATTAGTAGTCAAGATTACATGCCAGTTCTTTGGTAGCTTCCAAGAAACATATTCTTGTCTATCTAAAATCTCCATAGTTGCTTGCATAAACCTTGCATCAGCACGAGTATAGTCATCAAGAATTAAGAAACCACCTTCTCCTTTACCCTGAATCCATTCAGGAGCAGCATGAGACATTCTCTTATCTACAACTTTATAACCTTTACTAGTAGCTGCAGTTATCTGAGATTCATTTATCCAAGTTGTTTTACCTTCTGCATTCTGGATCTGAAATTCTTTTACAGGAAAACCAACCAAGTCACCTAATTCTTCTAGCTGAGATAAATTTAACTTTACAACTTCCATTTGAAGTTCTTTACCTAACTGCATAATTGCAGAAGTTTTACCCAAACCTGCATCACCCTCAATATTAATAGCCACAGGTACTTTACCTTCAGACTGGATATGCTGGTTATTCTTAACCATATGTTTAATAAAATTCTTTAGTTCATCAACATTCAATTGTACTTGGCTCATACTTCTTTTTTTATAATTCTAATTTAATTACTTTACCTGGTAAACTTTCATTCATATATGATCTTTCTGACAAGACCCAAAGAATATTTCCTTTTGGTCTTACAGTTGTATAACATTCACCGTCAGTAAAATACACCAGGCTTGTATATTTTCTGAGGTTTTCATTAAAATATTCTAGGACGGGATCAAATTCAGTCCCACCTCTACCATAAGCTTTCATCTCAAATTTACCTGTATAAGGTTCAATTGATCTGATACTTGTATCACACTGCACTACAGTAATATCAACACCACATTTGTAGATATGATAGATTTCAGACATAAACTCACGGAGTTCATCATCACTTACTGAACCTGACGTATCTATGGCTAACAACATATGTTGTCTCATCTTTACTTTCAGACCTGGATTGTCACTAAATCTACGGTTCTCTTTCCTTCTGATTTTCTTAGTAAATACTTTTGTACTAACACCAGTAAATCTTCTAATGAAACCTCTCCAATCAAATTTAGGTGGAACAATCTCTTCTACAACAATAACTCCTTCTATCTCTCCGGGAATATTACCACGTTTCTTGAGAGTCTGTTCTTTAGCATCAGATAGAACTTTCTGTAATTGCTTTTCAATTAACTTCTGTTCTGCTTCTGTTAGATCTTCAAACTCTTCCCAGGTACTATGATCAGGTGTATTACCATTTTGTATATCTTCTAGTAATTGATCCATATCAGAATCACCACAGGTACCATTCTTATCTTTTTCATCCTGAAGTTGTTTCAGTTTATCATAATAATATCTAGCACCGGCTTTTCTATCTAGTTCTATATCAGTATAGTTATCTATATCAATACCACCTTCAGGAAGATATTCCTTATCTATATACTGATTGATTTCCATATCCATAGCTACATTAGCAAGTCTCTTGTCTGTAAACTTAAAAAATGTAGTTAGGTGTCCAAAAGCAATATGTAGTAACTCATGCTTCAATAATCCAAGTCTGTGATTTTCACTAAGACTTTCCCAAAATTCAGAATTGATTGTAAGTTGATAGTTAATACCATTCTTGCTTACACCAGCTGTAGGAACTCTTTTATTATCCCACAACTTATTGAGCATAATAAGAAAGAACCCATAATAGGGCTCTTTCAACATCAGCTCTTTACTTGTTTTACTAAGACTTTGCTGTTTATCCATTGTCTTTCAAGGTTATATTAATCTCAAAACTATCTGTTGGGTACCCAATTTGCTCCAACATTTTAGTCATGTCTCTTACAAAATACTCCATAAATAACTCTATTGAAGTTTTAGAACCATTATGTGCCGTTATCAAACTTAATGTTGCTGGACTAGTTAATGGTTTTTCAGGTAGTAGTTTGACTAGCTTTTTATAAACAGGTGCACAGTTATCTTGCCAATAAGCAAGATTATGACCTGTATACTTATATATCACAAGGATCTCTCCTATGTAATTATTAAATTTTACATTTTTCAAACTTTCAAATGCCATGATATGATTATCTGCATCTGAAGATTTAAGCATATTAATCAGATTTCTTGTTTCTTCTTTACCAAAAATCATTAGTCTTCAATTTTTAAAGTTTTAATCATCCATTCTGTCGGTGTATTTATATTATCCACCCATTCTTTTGCAGTAGGAATATACCCGTTGCAATCTTCTTTAACATGTTGTTCTGCAACATATCTAGTATATACAGTTTTACCATCTGAGTTGACAAAAGACATTCCAAATATCTTTTCACATTCAAATATACCTTCACTATGATGTCTAAACATTCTGTGTTTACTATGTCCAATCCAAGCTTTAGTTTCATCAAACCAATTATGAATTGCAATGTAATCACTCCATTCTCCACCCCATCTTTTTATTGAGGATTTACAGTGTTCTAAAGGATGTGCCATTACATATCATTTTCTATAAAAAGAATCATATGATCTTTAGCTTCACCATATCCTTCTGATCTGGCATCATCATATAACTCTTCTACTCTTGTTATTATTTCTTGTTTTAACTCATCTGTTAATGTTTGAAGGTCCAAACCTTCAATCCATTCATTAAATTCATCTATACCCATTATTCTACAGTTCTAGTAAATAAATCTCCATCATGAAAATAATCTTCAGTAGTTGTAATTCTTACTGAATTATTAATAATATATTTTCCTGAAGGAACTAAAAAACAAAAGCTTCCAAAACCACCTTCATTATTCCACCAATCTTCTATATCATCAAGTATTTTATATGCAAAATCTTGAATGTTTTCATAATCTTGACTTTCTACTAATTTAGATAGATTAGCATCATTTTGCCAGTCATCAATATTATCATTTACATCTTCTGGAGTTTCACATTCTTCTTTTGTAAAACCCATCCATTCAATAGAGCCGGAGTCTCCTCCACCATCATATCTTACTTTAACACCTGTAATACCAAGATCAGCCAACCTAATAAGGAGGCTTGTCATTTCTACTTCTGTCATAATTATTTGAATTTGTAAAACCTACCTAATATGTTTCCATTTAGGAATTCTTCTTTTTCAAGCACCTCATATTGAAATTGGTACTTTGTCTCTTGATATGTTAGCTCCATCTGAGAATAACATATTCGGAGAATCTCTCTTTTAATACTTACTCCTGATTTGTGAGCATCTTTAAGAATCTTATTACTACTGTAATATCTCATAAAGTCAGGTCTCAGTTCTCTTTTGTACTTCTTAAGTCTCTTGTCCGTGGACATTGCCAGAGCTTTTTTACCTAGAGGTCTTTTAATATTGGCAAAGAAGTTCTTCTTACCAATGTATGCAACAGACTTGCCGTCAATTATAGCAGTCATAATATAGATGAATCCAATACCTCCTTGAGGTATATCACCTTCTTCAAACTCTTTTCCTTGATATATCCAACTCATGTCTCATATGTATTAATTGTCCAGTAACTTCAGTAAGTTCAAGTTGAAGCATAGAATTTTGATACATCAATTCTTGTATCTGAGTATCTGCCTTATCTGCTTCTTCTTCATATGCTGTTATAGTTTCTTTAAGTTGAGCTATTTCATCATTAACATCTTTTAGTTCTGCTTCAATCTCCTCTCTTAAATCAATTAGATAACTATTAGCATAATCTAGATGTTTTTCAATTTCATTCATTGTTCTTTCTATACTCATAATGCTTGTTTTAATAATGGAAATAATCTATCTCTCACAGCTTCAATACCAAAATCTCTTACTGAATCTGAAAGATCTTTAGACATATCTAGATTTATATAATTAAAACCATATTTATTTCTATATCTTTCAGCAGACTTTAATCCTGGTTCATCATTATCAAATAATACAATTATTTTTTGATACTTATCTAAGAGTGGTCTCATAAAATTTTCCGGTATAACACTATTTTCACTATCTGGGGCAATTGCTTCAACACCAGTTATTCCTAGTATTTTAAAACATATCAAATCTTTTAGAGAAGAAGTAATTATAAGATATTTAGATTTAAATTCAAGTTGATCAAAACCTTGTATATAATCTTTTACTTTAATGAACTTATTGTCTTTATTCTTTGGAGTATAGATTTTATACAATGTACCATCTTCACGAAAATAACCGTAGATAAAATTACCTTGTATTGTAATTGAATCTAGCATATATCCCTCATCTTCTTTTATCATAGTATAAAATGATAATGGAACCACATTATATTTTTCTAGAATATTAGAAGATACCTTGAAGTTTTTCCAATATCCTTGATCTAATGTATTCCAGTGCCTCATTTCATAATCTGAAACTATATACTTACTATGTGGTTTATATTCTATAGGAACATATGTATTGTTAGAGATATAAACATTATAATCTTCCATGATTTTAAAAGAAGCTTTACCACGACCATCTAAATTATATAAGTACATTACCAAGTTTAAACCATCACCACCAAAACCTGAAGAAAAATCTTTAAACTTATAATGGCCTCTACTATCTGTATAAATACACATAGAAGGAACTTTGTCATTAGTATTAAATGCAGATTTGATTTTAAGACTTTGGCCTGATAATCTTTCAGTCAGTTTTAGATAGTGCTCAAATACCCATTCTCTAGGTACATCATTTAAATCAGAAATTATTGTTGTAGTGGAAATCATACTCTAAAGTTTAAAATTAGGGGGAACCAACAGATTCCCCCTGACTATTTTAGTCTAAAGAGAAATCTGTAGAAGGTTTTGGTGGCATAGTCAAATCATCATCATCTCCAAAACTTGAAACTTCTTTAGTATCAAGTTTTTTAAGATGTTTAGACTCATCATATCTAATTACTTTACCTTCTTCTACTTCACCAAATGCATACTTACCATTTTCTGCTTTTGGCAACCACATATCATAGTTAGTATATCCTGTCTTACCAACATATTCTTTACCAGCAATACAGAATTCAAGATATTTATCTTTAATAGGTGCTGTTCTATTGAAAGCATCAACAAAATCTTCAATAGTTTCATGTTTGTTATGTTGAGATTGCATCCATTCGTTGATACCTAGACTTTTACATAGATTTTGTAAGAAAATTAAAATTGATCTATCTCTTTGAATCTTGATACCAGACTTAGTTTCACCATCTGCAAATGCATACTGAGAAGCTTTTACTCTACCAATTTGACCTGCAAAGTGTCCTTTCTCAGGATTGTCTTTATCAAGAGCAAAACCTTCAAAACCTGGAATAGGTTCTGTTTCAACATGCAAAATTAAATGAAATGCACCACTAATAAATTTAAACTCTTCTAGTTCTACGTTGTTAATTTTTAACACTTTGTTACCTGGACTAATTGTTTTTGGTAAACCAGCTCCACTGCCACCAAGATCTTCTGTACTTAAAGCCATTTTTCTTTTTTTTAATTATTAAATAAAAACTTTTTCCCATGATGTAGTTAATACACCATCAATCATCTCAGAAATTACTATTTCTTCGTTACGTAAATGCTCAGGTCTTGCACCACAAGTAACCTCTTCATTAGTCTTAAAAGACAAAATGGTCTTGTTACCTTTTCTGTACATGTAACCAATAGCATCTGCATTTGCACAAATTAATGATTTAATTTTACCAGTCAAGTCTATGTTTGCTGACATGACCATTTCACCCTTATCATCTACTACCTTGTCTTTAATATGACCAGATAAAATAATTGTGGGTGCTAATGTATCAATAAAATCTAAAACTTGAAAGAATGCTTGACGGATATATAAATATCCAGCACCATTTGGTAATGTAACCACTGTGTCTCCATCAAAGTTTTTACCCATTGATGTAGCTCTATAAAGTTTAACTGCCAGTGGCATAATCATATCCTCTAAAGCAGTAACAGTATCTATAGTAATAAACTTATATGGATTACCTGCAGCTTTGATTGCTTTACCAGTATCCAATAACTCTTGTAAACTACCAATCTTTACTTTTAATGCTTCAACATAATCAGTACCATTCTCTAAATCAAGAATAAGATTATCTTCTAAACCTGCATATGCAGTTGTTTTACCAGTCTTTGGCTTAGAATAAATCACAATTCTTTTAGGATTTACTCTTTCTGCTTTGACTTTCTTTGTAGGAAGTACTATACTCATATTTCACTTTTTGTTTGTTTAATCAGATCATTTAACCAATCTCTACCACTTACAGGTTTCATCAACATAATTGCTGCTAAATCTCTAATAGTAATTTCAGATAACGGAGCATCATCAACTATTTGAGGTAGATCTTCTACTGCTACTTTAGGAGCAAATTCTTCTTCAAAATCAGGAAAAACACTTAATGATTTCTGTAACTGTGGAACTTCAAGTTTAGCTTCTTCTTTTCTCTTTTCATAAAGAGCATAACTAATCTCTTGACCAGTTGGTAATACAGCTACCATTTCATTTACAGGAACAAGATACTTTCTATCTATTTTACCATCAGGTTCCATAGTTTCAGTAACGTCATATTCCTCATGAAAAAACGGATTATACTTAAGTTTAAATAGTTGTCTTTCCTCAATCATAGGAATAACATCTATGTTTTTACCAGCACCGTCATATACATTTTCATAAAACTCAATGTATATATCTTCTCCTTTCTTTAACTCCCATTCAAAGAATTGGCATTGTCTTCCAAACTTACCTTTTTTAAAAAAAGCAGTTTTAATAGTAAAAAAGGGATCAGATAATCCAAGAGTTTTGAAAGTATCCATATATTGCATATAGAACTCTCTTTCTTTTTCTTTTCTTAAATTGTTATTATTCATATTTATTAATTTACTTGTATTTTCTGCATAGATTCTCTTGCAGGTGTTGGTATTTCTACTATCCTCATAGTAGTTCTGTCTAGTTTAAAGAAGCTGATTCTTGTAAGACCATTTCTAGATTTTAAGAAGTGAAATACTAGTGTATCTGGATCTTCAATCAAGAACTTTTCAGGACCATATTTTTTAATTCTTCTTATAGAAGGTTTATTTATACCTATAACCACATCAGCATGTTGTAACAAAGCATCAGAACCATAGATATCAGAATCTAGTACATAGTTACCATAAGTAGCTTCTACTTGTCTTTTAGTATCATCTATGTTTCTATTCAACTGACTTAGGACAACAAATGCTACTGGGTAGTTTTTCTTCATATAAGTCAAAGCTTCACCCAATGCACCCAACATATCAAATTTGTCTCTTTGACCTACATCATTTTTAAATAGAGCAGAGTGATCTATAGTAACAAGCATGTTATGATATGTACCATCAGCTTTTTTATGTCTTTCCAACTCATAATGAATCGTAGCACACATTTCATTGACAGTACAAGTATCATAGACAACATTAATTATATCAGAAGATGCACTTTGTTTATAGTATTCTACACACTTCTCAAATAATTTTTTGTCAACTAACTTACCATCTTTACTCATTAATGTATTGTAATCAGCACCTGTAATCAGACCAAATTTCCGTATAGCACTGGTTTCATCAACCATCTCCATTTGAAATTTTAACACTCTAAATTCTTGGTTAGGATTCTTTTCAATAATATCAGAAACCACCTGTTCCATAAAAAGAGTCTTACCTGTACCAGGTCTTGCACCTACTACAGTTATTGTTCTCCACTCAAGTCCATCACAAAAAGCATCATTAAATTTCGGCCAAGCAGTTACTAGAGCAGGTATCTTACCTTCTCTTTTTGCTTTCATCTTAATCAAACCTTTCTCTAAACTGTTTCTTTCACTAACAGGTAGAAGATGTCTTGCACCATTAAATAACTTTCCCATAGACTTTAAAATTTACATTATACAATTAACTCACTAAATACATCTTTGTCTTCATTTGGGTTATCTTTTAAAAACTCACAGTAAGTTGCCAAATCAGAGTCCCAACTTTTATCTATATTCTGTTTTCTCAAGAAATATTGAGAATTTCTCATATAGTCATAGTTATTAGACTCGTATTCTAAAACATATTTTTGTGTAGCAAGAAAAATAGTTTCCCAGTCATAATTGTAGGTCTCAAAGAACCATCTAAATGCATTTTCTAGATTTTTAGGAGGAACTCTTGCATATTTTCCAGAAGACAGTTTCTTGTTAGGAAATATGGTTACATATGCCTCTATGTTTTGCATAAAATTATGCCCTAATAAATCTTTAGAAGTTTTCTTTTTAGATTTCTTGAAGTATCCATCAATCTCTGTAGTAAAGATAATGCTTTTATCTGTTAGTTGCAAGGATTCTGATAACCATGCAGTACTTTGCAGCTTTTTGCATTCAAGTTCTTTATTAACACTAGAATGAGGTACTATATTTTCTTTAATACAATATAAAACATAAAATGAATTAGGTGTTAATCCGTTTTGTATGATTTTAGTAAATATCTCAGTCATATTACCATATTATAGTTTTACCATTAGACTCTTCTACAAGTTTAGATATCTTATTAAATATATCATTACTATCCCATTTAGAGCCAGTATAAGCAGCAGAAGCAGGATGTTTAACAGTAAACTTATAGTTATTATCATTAGTAAGCTCAGACCATTCCTCAGCTTTTTTCCCCATGTAGACATATATCAATCCCGGATTATAGTTATTTAATGTATCAAGTAAATAAGCAGTAAATGGTTTCCATATATCATAATGACTACCAATCTTACCTACTTCAACTGTAAGAGCTGTATTAAGCATAAGTATACCTTGATTAGACCATCTTTTTAAATCAACATCTAATGATCCAGGATGATTATTATAGACTGTCCTATTAATCTCATCAAATATATATCTTAAACTAGGTTGTAATGCTCCAGTATTACTACAACTAAAAGATATTCCATCGGCTACACCTAATTTTGGATAAGGGTCTTGACCAATAAATACTACCTTAAGTTGATTATAAGGACATTCTTCAAATGCTCTAAATACTTGTTTTAGAGGTGGACTAAATCTTTTATCTTCTTGACTTAGTTTCCATAATTTGGTGATTATATCATCAAACTCAGAACTAAATATAAAAGATTTAAAAACTTTACTCCAACCACTAGGTTCAAGTTTATCAAACATTTTTTGTTTAATCTCTTCTAAATTCATTTTTTTGTTATTTTTGGTAAAAATTAATAATCATGATTAAAGCAAAAGAACTTAAAGATGATGCTCTTTTAGAAATAAAAGTAAATAAGAGTTATTACTTAATGGCTAAGGCTGCATCATACACTATTTTACAGACTATGGACATCCCTAATAAAGGAGATGAATATTTTAAACAAATCATGAGTCAAAAATATGAAGAACTAGATGACATGCAAAGAGCATTTTATACTATTGTTCTTCTTCTTGCTGAAATAGAAAGTCAAGCAACTAAAAATGAAATGTACACAGAAAGAGAAATACTAGAACCTGGTGATGAAGGTTACGTAGCACCATCTATCCAAGATTAATATTATAGTTTTCTCTTCCAATCTGTATACAAGCTTCAATAGCTAACATCAAATCACTCTTACTACAATCACCAAAGGACTTGCCGGCTAGACCGGCATGTTCTTTTATAACTAGTTTCATTTCATCAAAAGTATATCCTGATTCTTTTGCTAATTCTCTAATACAAGCATGAACTTTTGCAAGTTGTGCTTTACTATGATCTGGACTTGAAACTTCAAGAAACATATCAATAACTTCACCTTCAGAGATCATATCTACAAAGATCTCATATGCTAACTTATCTTTTGGGGTAGCATAGGTAAGTTTACCATTCTTCTTAATAAATTTTCCACTAAACATACTAGCATCCGGTTAATGTTTTCATTAAGTCTAAAAACTCATTCAAATGTTCTACAGTTTCTATCTTTAATGAAGGTATCTCAAATGATCTAATAACCCAGTTGTTATCTTTTATATCTATACTATCTGAAGTAATTAAACAAACTCCTTCACATAGATCAAGAATGTAGTAGTAGTAATCATAACCATTACCACTCATTTCATGTGGGGTCTCTTGTCTTTCAAACCCTGCATCAATCAGTTCCTGTTCTGTCATTGTTATACTTTTTTCTTAAATACTCAGCCCAAGCAGCTCTTTTTCTACCATTAATAAAAATCCAGCCGAAGTTTATTTCAAACCATTTAACTATTCTTCTTTTCATTCTTCAAATATTTTTTCTCAAACTTTTCCCAACCTTCAAAATTAGCAATCATTAAATCAAGAGAAATCTCTTCTTGATGTTCTGAACACATTCCTATCCCTGTTAAATCTAAGTCAGGTTTATATACTCTGTAAGCAGGCTTACCACACTTAATACATGTTTCTTTGCTCATTCTATTCTGATTTAAAGTTCATCAAATTGTTTCTGCAACTCTTCTAGTTCAACAGTTATTAACTCTATTTCTTTTTGAATAGCTTCCTGCATTATACTTTCATTTCTAAAATATAAGTCATCCAATATATTGTGTGGACCAACTCTGAACTCTAATTTTATTTTTGACAAGTTACAACCTTTAGCATGATGTAGTTTATTTCTATAAGTATAGAGTGAATTATATTTTTCTTTTAACTCTTTAGCTTTATTAAATATATTATCTTCCATCCTATTCTGATTTAAAGGTTAATAATTCTTTCTCCATATTGTATATTCTGATATTTAGAAGTTCAGCCATATAGTTGGCATCTATAAATTGTAAAGATTCTTTTAAACACTGTATTTTTATTTTTAATTCTTGCTCTTTCTCCATTTCTTTGGCTTGGTTAACTATTTCTTTTGGTATGTAATCAGGGGCAATACAAGAATTGACCACATTTACTAACCACTCAACTGCACTCAACTGTTTTTCCATTCTTTCCATACATCAAAGTCTTTAAGTTTTTCCATTTGTTCTTGCATCCATTTAGCACCTAATTTAAAAGAAGTAAAATCAAATTCAGTATAATCAATTGAGTCATATACTCTTTCATATCCTTCTTCAAGTGTTTCTTCAACAATAGGGTCAATACCAGCTATGTATTTAGACCTGTCAAACTCTTGTTTAAGTTCTTCTTTTTCCATATCAAATCTTTTTAAGTATTAAACATCCTTCTGAGTCAAGTTTTAGAAATACATTACAATCGCAATCTTCAGAACATAACCCCGTTTGTATCCCATCACACTCCATCACAATCATCACTTCAATTTCTGTTGGTTGTTGGAGGGATTGGATAAATTCTTTGTAGCTTCCTTTATCTTCACCAACAAATTTCATCCCTGCCCAATATGCTTTGTCTATATCCTCCAAAGTAAACACCTTGTCTTTATTCAACTCCATTGCTTTGTTGAAGCCTCTAATAAACGTAGCTCTAGTTGTCTGGTCATGTACAGGATGATATGGGTGATGTATAGAACAATCTTCTTCAGCCAACTTATTAACATCAAATACCCCGAATAGCTCATCACAGTTTTGTTTGGATATTTTGTATTTAGTACTAACTCTTGACTTATCTAGTCTTAATTGTTCTGAAGGGGAACAAGTAGCTTCAAGTAATCTTCCTTGAGGTTGCTCTATTGCTAGATTATAACCATCTTCTTTTTTAATCAGTTTTGCTTTCATCTTCTAACTTTTTAAGTTGTTGTTTCAAGTCTTCTACAAGAAGTAGGATTCTATCTTCATCTTCTCTTGGGATAATCTTTAGTGCTTTTTCCCAGCAATCAATCTTTGTTTTTAAAACCTCAGCCTGTACCCATTTAGAGTTTGCTCCTGCTATGAAATGACCTGCATCTTTTATTCTTTTATCACCAAGATCAACAAGTTCATCAGGGTTTATCCCTACGTATTCTAATGCTTCAACTTCTAAACTTTTCATACTATTTTCTTTTACTTTTACCTACTATATAACCAAAAATAAACCATAGGATAAACCCTATGTGTGCTATAACTAATACCAATGTCATATATCTTTCTGATTTAAATGTTAACATACATTTCAATTAATTTTTCTTTATTGACATATCTAATATTTTGCTTACCACCTCTCTTACCATTTATAACTTGTATTTTAATTTTACCATCAGAAATAGTTTCAAGGTAAATACACTGGTCAAAATATCTTCTTTTTTTACCATTTCCAGCATTTTCAAAACATTCTACATAATGAGTAGGAATACATTTACACATTCTATTCTTCTTTAGTCTTTTCTAATTCGGCAAGTAAAGCATCTGCCATTTCAACTGACCATTTTGCAATCACCTCTCTGTCATCATCTCTTTTAACATATTTTTCTACACAAATGCCTTGCATTGCTAACCCAGCAAAGTATTCTCTTTTGGTTAGACCTAAATATGTTACTGAAGGGTTTCCATTATCCTCAATTGTTATAGGATATATATTTTCTTTTCCATTTTCCATATTATTTTATTTTATCTAGTGGATAACTATTTAGGATTGAATCTATATCTACAAATTCATCACAATATTCAGAACCAGTATTTCCACTGTAATCATATGTAATTTTAGCTTTTTCACTTGCTTCTTTCAATGCAGCTGCTACATGAAGTTTTGCAAATTCAATCATTAACAATTCTGTTGATGAATCATTCAATCTATTGTGAGTCTCAATAAATTCTTTTGCTGTTAATATCTTTTCCATGTTACAAATTATTTTTAATGTAATCTAATACTTCAGGAGAAGCACTAGCTTTAAACTTACTCTGATTAATGTGGTCAAACATTCTATAGAATACCATAGCATTGTCTTGTATATTATCAAAGCTATTTATTCTATCTAGTTTCTCTGTGACATAACCATACTGGTTATCATAAGTATTCCATATATCTGTGGCAATACTTTTCATCTCATTAAATATTTCT